ACGAAGATTGAGTTCGGCCCCAACCCCGACTTCCCGACGAAGATCGAGTTCGGCCCCAACCCCGACTTCCCGACCAAGATCGAGTTCGGCCCCAATCCGGACTTCCCGACCAAGATCGAGTTCGGGGCTGCAGACCTCCCGACCAAGATCGAATTTGGAACTGTTGATTTGCCGACCAAGATCGAGTTTGGTACTGTTGATTTACCGACCAAGATCGAGTTTGGTACTGTTGATTTACCGACCAAGATCGAGTTTGGTACTGTTGATTTACCAACGAAAATTTCATTCGACAATTGCTGCCCAATACCAACAAAAATAGCATTCGCCGACTGTTGTGATATCCCAACAAAAATCGGTTTTGCTGATGCCCCTTCAATTCCCACAAAAATTGGATTTGATGATGCGCCTTCAATTCCAACGAAAATTGGTTTTGCCGATGCGCCAAGCTTCCCGACAAAAATCGAGTTCGGGGACGTTCCGAGCTTCCCGACCAAGATAGATTTTGGCGATGCCCCGACATTCCCGACCAAAATTGCTTTCGATTACATTCCGGGCCCAATCAGTTTTATACCAACTAAAATTGAGTTTGGGCCAAACCCTCTGCCCACCAAGATAGAGTTTGACCCCGCAAACGTTCCGACGAAGATCGGCTTCGGTCCAGTCAACATCCCGTCGACGATCACCATCACAGGCGGCTCTGGCATCCCTTCGGTGATTGAGTTCGGAACTCCGCCTACGATTTCGGTGTCTTGGGGGAGTCCGCCAGTCGTGAGCTGCATCGTCACGGTTGAATGCCCGTCCGCCACGCCCTTCATGGCGCGATCCTTTAACGGCATACCGGAGCCTTTCCAGCAAGTCTACGACCCGAGTCCGGTAGAGATGACGGTCGGTGATCTCGGGATACCGAGCGAGATAGTTGTGAAGATGCCTCCGCTGGAGGACATCAAGGTTCTGCATGACATACCCGACGTCATCAGGGTCGAAGGCTTCCAGATGCCGGACATCCGCATCCTGGCCCCTGAAACCCCGCTGCCCAGCGTGATTACCATAGATGCCGCCTCCGTGCCATCCAGCATAGAGCTCAAGGCCGTTGACTTGCCCAGCGCTATCAAGCTGGACGCATCGGGCTTGCCCGGCACCATCAGGCGCGAGATTCCGGAGGCGATGAGGACAATCAAGATAGATGCGTCGGGCATACCCGACAAGATACAGGTCGTCGGGATTCCCAGCGCAATCGAACTGATAGGGGCTCCGTCCCAAATACAGTTGGTGATGCCGGAAAACCCAGAGATAGAGCTCGTTTATCGTGGCGCTCCGATTGACGTGAAGATCAACTTGGACATGTCGAAGCTAACAGGAGAGGACGGTAAGGGGCAATGCGTGGCGATCGTTCCGTGCAACCCCGGATGATATGCCTAGGATAAAGAAATCGAAGGACGGTAACCAGTATCTGCTTACGGATGAGGGGATGTGGGTCAGGGACTTCACGAGGCCCCAGGTTCCTTACGTCGATCTCAACGAAACCATTACCAGCGCCGACCACCTCCAGATCCTCCGGAACGAGGTGAAGAACAGGTCGCTCAAGATGCCATGGCTGGACTCCGAAAACTTCTCCATGAGGCATGTCGTTATAGTTTCGGACGGCTACGACTTCGACAAGAAGCACCAAATGCTGGCCAGCCTGCCCAGAGAGTTCACCATCATCGCCGTCAATGGCGCGCTCAAAAGGTGGTCCCTGAAGAGCAGGGAACCGAACTGGTATCTGATCAACAACCCCTACGAGGAGGCCATGCGCTTCTTGCCCAAGGGAAGGCGGAACCTGCCGAGGTGCATCGCGTCTGTGAGGGCCAATACCAACTTCCTCGCATCATATGACAGCAACAAGTACAAGTACTATCCAGTCAACGAACGTTCTTACGCCTCCATCGGCTCAAAGGATTCCAAGTGGCACATTGACGACTACAGGAATCCCGTGTGTGCAGCCATCTGCATAGCTTACAGGCTGGGCGCAGAGAGCTTCACGCTCTTCTGCTGCGATGACAGCTTTAAGGACGAGAGGCCGAGTGCGGTCAGGCTTGATAATGGCCTATACGCTTACCCCCAGCAGATCAGGGCGCAGAACCTTATAGACGGCATGTTCTATTGGCTGTCATCTAGCCAATATGATGATTACTATGCCTTTGACCAATCTAGCTCTAAAAAGCTTCAATATGCAACATATATAGAGGAGAAGGACTTCCCTTCTTTTTTCAACAAGGCTGGTGAAAAAAATGAGTAAATGGAGTGACCCAAAGGACCCCTTCGGTCCATTCAATTTCAGCGACTTCAAGAAGTGGATGACCCACCAGGACTCGGCGAAGAAGTCCAGTCTGGTAGGAGTCAAGGTGGAGTCGAAAATACCATTCAAGAAGCTTCTCGACCGCATCGAGGCGCAGGATGGCGACACCTTCGACGTCGCCAAGGAGTTCAAGAAGCAGGGTGGCACGATCAGCGAGGAGAACGGTCATTACATGTACGTCTCCGTGCCTCACGGCAGCTTCCTCATACACAGGATGTACCTTCGCAGGTCGGACGACTAAGAGCCGTTCTTCCTCAGCATGACCTTTTTGTCAGGCAGCGAGCTGGAGTTGATCGTCGGAGCGCCTAGGTTCGAAGACGACAGCTCCGGCTGCGGGCTTATCGGCACGTTCGAATAACCTCTCTTCAGCAAAGCAAGGGTGAGCTCCTCATAGGTGTTGGCGTGCTCTATGAATGGCTCCCAATCCATCCTGTTGTCATAAATCAACTGGTTTAGTCCAGTAGTCCACTCGACAGGAAGGCGCAAAAGACTAACATCGTTGATTCTGGTGGCAAGTATCGGCTTGCCCAGCACCCTCGCCAACAAACGCATGCCCGACTTGTCCCTTTTAGCCAGATAAATGTAAAGATTGACCTGATTAGTCGCCATCGCGTTTCTCCTTGCTATAATTTAGTCTGCTCGAGGACATAAGCTCCTCCAGCAGAATCTCTATCAGCACCCTATTGTGCTCGTCGTCGTCGCCAAACTGCTTGGCGAAAGACTGGAGGGCCTCCACAAGACTCTTACTCTGATCAGACATGATACCGCTCCCAGAATACGCAAAGATTAAAGACAACTACTGCGTGGCCTACCTAGGTCACAGCAAGGAATACATAGTGCAGCTCAAGCTCGCCAGACCCTTCATCGAGAGGGAGCTGCAAGGAACCAAGGTCTTCATATGTTGCCGTGACGAGTATATGTACCTTCTTGATGGCCAGGAACGCACGCTGCCCAGAGGCGAGCTTCAGCAAAGGCGGTCGGGCTTCGCTTACGTTCGGGAGCTGCTTTGCGACATGAGGTCGAACCCCGTGGAGCAGCTGTTGCAGGAGTCCGACATACCTTACGGCGAGGTCGCGTCGCCATCGTATGGGCCGAATGATGCACAGACTTGCAGGGTGTTCCACTTCGCGCAGGCTCCGACAAGAAGCCTTGACGGGGAGGAACTGAAGCGCCTGATGTCCTATGCGGAGCGCAGGCTGCAAGGTAGGGGCAGAGTCGAGAACGGTGGCCGCTGCTCTCCAGGCGAATGGGTTTTGGGGGTTGAGTGCGAAGCCACATGGGACGCAGCCTCCAAGGGCCAGCCGGTGACCCTCGTCAGGACTGGTTTCGGTGAAAATATGTTCTCAAAGATGTTTCCCAAATGCGAAATCATATCCGTCCCATGATGATTCGCTCAGCCGTGCATAAATAACCTTGAGGTGGGGGAACCTTTCCTTTTACTCCAAGGAGCAAAATGAGCGTATTCAGAGTCAATCTCAACAACACCGTGCAGGGAACTTTGGACATCGACCCGGCGACAGGGGCCGAGTTCGATCCATCAATCCAGCGCACGATCTATGTGACCGGGCCTAACAGGATTTACCGCAAGCTGACCGACGGCGAACAATTCACGGACTGCAACTACTGGAAGAAGTTCGCTTACCCGCAAGTGGGTTACGATCAAGCATTCATCGAGGTGGTGACCGACGACGGCTCCATCTACAGCGACATCCCAGAGGAAAACAACTTCCCGACCGTTTATGATAGGACCGTGGCTGATGGCTCGACCTATGCCGGAGCCAACCTGATCGACATCGTCGGCGACTACGGTTCTGCTGCCAACTTCGTGCAGATCACAAACCAAGCTGGCGGCGGCGATGTTCAGGTCAAGCTGAACGGCCTCGCCGGAGCGATCTTCACGCTGCTCACGGGCGACACCCAGGTCTTCAACTACGGCGACCTCGCCGTGACGAGCCTCGACTTCGCCAACAGCAGCGGCACTGCAGCCACGATTCAGGTCATCGCATCCGTCAAGAGCGGATGCACAAGCTGACCTAAACACGATATCGCAGCTTTTGGGGCCCGGGCATATGTCCGGGCCTCACTCATTTATGGCATGGTCAGAACAGGCAGCAGATCGGTTAGGTCGTTCCACAATGACAGGGGCAAGATACTATTCTGGCTGCCTTTGGGCGGACTAGGCGACGTTCTCATGCAGCGCATGCTATTCTGGGACGCCCAGAGAATCTTCCCCGAGGCGGAGATTCACTTCGCCTGCCATGGCCCCTACTGCGACGCCGTGAGGGACCACCCTTGCGTCAAGCGGGTTCTGCCATCCTCGGAGGTGAATCTAGAAGACTACATGATGCACTGGAGGACTTGCGTCGTTCCGGCCAACAAGTACGAGGACTATCACGGAATCGATTGTCGGCTGCACAGGAGCGACATATGGGGTCTCTACTGCGGCTATGAGATCACAAACCATGACATGCACTTCAGGCTCGACCCGACGCTCTTGGCTCGCTGCAGGGAGTGGATGCAGTCGCGAAAGAAGTTCCCAGAAGCGCCATCCGTACTGCTTGCCCCTATATCGGCGGTGAAGACGAAGTCCCTGACCGCAGAGCAGATCATGGCCGTGGTGGACGCGACAGAGGGCATGAACCTGTTCGGCTGCCACAAGAAGGAGCTCAAGCTTCTGTCAGAGATCGGTTTGCCAGGCGTGTACGACAGGTCGATCCTGGAGTGGATGCACTTCGTGGCGGCGAGCGACTACGTTGTCTCCGTGGACTCGGCCGCATTCCACATGGCCGGGGGGCTCCGCAAGCCACTGGTTGGCATCTTCACTTTCGCCAACGGAAAGACCTACGGCAAGTACTTTGACTTCGTGCTGCTTCAGAAGCATAGGGACGACGGGGACTGGGACTGCGGGCCATGCTACAACTACAAGGCATGCCCGAAGGAGCACGGCGAAATCAAGCCATGCCTTACTGAGATTTCGCCGGCTATGATCAGGCGCGCCGTGGGGAAGATGCTGGAGAGGTGGCCCGTGCGAGGCCGCAGGATTGCCTTGCCCGGCGCTTGAAGTTTTCGTTGGCTCCATGAAAAACCATATCGCTGATTTATAATTACCCCTAACTCAATTATGTCTGAACAGGGGTATACTTTGGCGCAGCTCGTAAGAACAAGCCCGGTGAAGGTCGTAAGCAGCGAGGGCGAGGTGCAGGTCACCATAGCCCTAGAGCTTAACATCAACCTCAACTCCGAAGGAATCACGGTTGGCGCCAAGCCGTCCGTCGAGGCGTCTTCGGAGGAGGCCCCGGTTGCGAAGAAAGAAGACAAGACCCTTTGGGAAATTCCGGACTTCGTCCCAATCCCGAAGGTCAACTTTGGCAAGAAAGAATAAGGAGGAAGGATGACGGGATTCGATTGCGGAACCTACAACCTTGTGTCGTGCCACAGGGACAAAGAGGGCGACTTCGTCTACAAGAGGGAGGTCAACGCGTTTCTGGAACTCCCTCTGGAGAACAGGTTCGTCTTCGACATGATGAAGAGGGCAGGCGTGCCACTCATCGAACGCGACAACGTCGCCTACGCGCTCGGCGAGGCCGCCGTCAACATGACCTACACCATGAGCGCCCTTGAGCTCAAGAGGCCGATGATCCACGGCTGCGTGAACCCCAAGGAGAAGGACGCCTTCCAGATCATGAGCATCATGATCCACAGTCTCGTTGATGGCGTGAAGAAGGACGGCGACCTGCTGTACTACTGCGTCCCCTCCAACGCGATCAACGTCGACACGGACGCAGACTACCACCAGCGCATCCTAGACGCCATTTTCAAGGCATACCGTGACGAAACGGGATATGGGGTGGACGCCCACCCCATCAACGAGGCGCTCGCCTTGGTCTATGCGGAGCTTGCGAAGAAGGCCTACACGGGGATCGCGATGTCCTTCGGCGGCGGCATGATCAATGTCTGCTACGCCATGTATGGCAACCCGGTTTTCAAGTTCGCCATAGTCAACTCCGGCGACTGGATCGACCGGCAGGCTGCCAAGGCGACCGGCGAGAGCGTCAGCTTCATCAACAAGGAGAAGACCAAGATCGACCTCACCCAGAACCCCACAAGCCTCGTGGAGAGAGCCATTCACACGCAGTACAGGCTGATGATCGAGCATACCGTGGCAGGTCTGAAGAAGGGCTTCACTGACGTCACCAAAACCGTCCGCACCGACGCACCCGTCGACGTGGTGATAGCGGGCGGCACAAGCTCGCCAAACGGCTTCGCGAACGTGTTCAGGGAAGTCCTGGAGCAGACTTCCCTGCCGATCAAGATCGGCGATATCATCAAGCCGGCCGACCCGCTGTACAGCGTGGCGCGTGGTTGCCTCATAGCCGCCGAAGCGGCAGCGAAGTGAGGCAAAAACAATGCGAAACCAAAAAAGCGTAAGCGACCTCGGGGCCGCCGCATACCTGCTCATGCACGAGCTCAAGGTCATCGGCCGCAAGGGCAAGGACATCTACTTCCTCCTTGACGACAAGACATCCACCTCGCAATTCGACCAGTTGACCCTCGACTACCTAAGCAGCGAGTTCCACCGGTTCGATGCCTGCATCATGTCTCTCAAGAAGATCGGGGAATACCAGTTCGACCCCAGGGGATACAGGTTCGTCACCGACCTAGGCGCTGCCGCCTACATCCTCATGCACAAGTACAAGGTCGTTGGCAGGAGGGGCAAGGCGATCTACTTCGAGGTCGACGACGCTTCCGCCGACAAGTTCGACGAGGTGGCTCTGGAGTACATCTCCAGCGACTTCCACCGCTTCGACTCGTGCCTGATGTCCCTCAAAAAGATAGGCGAGTACATCAGCGAACAATGTTGAATTCCGTCTATATACCCTCAAGGAGAGTGTATGTTGGGATTCAAACAGTACAAAATCAGCCTTGCAGAGCAGGAAAAGCCAGCAGCGGCCTCTACCCTCGCCCCCAAGCAGATGGGGGCCGAGGGACAGAAGCTTGCCTCCGAGATCGACAAGGTCATAGACCAGTGGGTCGCCGACCTTAAGAAGGACCTGCTGTCCGGCTCTCTGTCGTCCCCCAAGATGGGACTCTGGGACAGGCTCAAGGGCTCACTCGCCAACATATGGTATGGGCGAAGGAACACAGACAACCCCTACTACTACAGGAACCAGTTCGGCGACCTGGGCCGGATGGAGTCCAACTCAAACGGCCTCCCTCTCTCTGAATACAAGAGCCTTCGGCAGACGGTGGAGGACGCAGAAGCGTCTATCGTGGAGGCAGCTGGCGACAACGCAGAGAGGCTGAAGCTCTTCCAGATAATCAACCAGAAGGCGACGCAGCTCAAGCAGTCGCTGCGCAACGCGATAACCGCATCGATGCCCCAAAAGTACGAGATGCCGCCGCTGTCCTCGTTCCCGGCCAAGCCGTCCGACTCCGTCGCCAGCGCCGTGCCTGCTCCGGAAAAGACGTCAGAAAAAAAGGCCGAGCAAAAACCGACAGCTAAACCCGAAGTGGTTCCGGTGGAAGTGCAGAGGCCACCCACCGAAAACGTCCCCTGGGAAAGACTGAGCAAGGCCGACAAGGAGAAGTGGAACGACTACGGCGGCGGCTCCAGCCCCTCGTCGGGAAGGTTCAAGCTATTCCCCTTGCCACTCATATTGAGGATGGGCGATCCGAGACTTGAAATACTTTACCCAGACCTTCGCAAGAAGCTGGAGGACGCAAAAAGAATTGAGAGCCCCGATAACCCGATCACCAGCAAGGAGGAGCTCGACAAGGCTATAGCCGACTCATCTAGAGCCTCGCTCTCCACCGCAGAAAAGTCTTCCCGTGGAGCCGAGCGCCCAGAGACAAGGCCGCAAGTGGACCCTGTGGAGCGCAGTCCGGAGCGCGACAGGCCCGACACCTCAGCAAAACGCCCCGAAGAAGGCGAAGACCTGATGAACCGTGATGCTGGGGACAGTCGATTCGACAGCAACGAGTTCGACTACAATGACACAGCAAAGGAAAGATCGGACCTTCGCAGCCTCATAGCGGCATGGCCGGATAGCGAGGAAAGAAAATCCCTCATGAAGTTGGTGGAAAGGCCGATGAGCAGGGACAAGGCTCTTCGCGCCCTGACCCAAGTCAAGAACCTCATGAAGGCCAGGGTAGAGGCCTTGGACGCTTCAGGGGAGGACGAATCTTACATCAAGGGTCTGATAGGCGACGCCAAGGGGGTTCAGGACTTCCTTGGCATCCTTACCGCCATGGAGTCGCTCGAGAACGCTAGCTCCTGACATTTCGCAAAATAATTTTAAGACCTTGTAGCGACAAAACTATATACAGCAGTCTTTTTTTCTAAACAAGGAGAAACAAATGGGCGCATCCACCTCGCAAGGAACCGGACCCGGTTCCGCTGTACTCGACCTCCCCCAAATCGTCAACGGTGTCGTAAAGTCCGCCAACGTCGGCGTGAACGCCGTTTCCGCCACCGGCCTGAACGTGACCCCCGTTCACGTCACCGCCTCCACCCTCGCAGTCACCGAGGCCGACCACGCCGGCAAGGTAGTGGTTCTGGACCGTGCGGCAGGAATCACCGCCACTCTGCCTAGGGCTATCGGCTCTGGCGCAACTTTCAAGTTCTTCGTGCTGACCACCGTGACATCGAACACCACCGTGATCAAGGTCGGGAACACCACCGATGTTATGCAGGGTCTGGCTTTGGGCGCTGCAGACGGCGGCAACGGCGTCAATGGCTGGGAAACTGCATCCACCTCTGACACCATCACGCTCGACGGCAGCACGACTGGTGGCTTGAGGGGCGACGTCATCACTCTGGTCGACGTCTATCCAGGCGTTTTTGCTGTCACCGCCCTCTTGGCGCAGACCGGCACAGAAGCGACTCCGTTCAGCGCAACAGTCTAATCAATCTTTTAGACCGAAAGGCCAGGGCGATTATTTCGCCTTGGCCTTTTTTATTTGGTCGCCTGTTTAGCGAGCTGGGCCATCATGGCAGGGTCAACGAAAGATGATTTCTGCGGTTTAACCTGCGCGACGACCGGGGACTTTTCCCTAGAATTTTTAATCTCATCGACTACCTGCCTGTAGTTAGGGTCGTCTTCGGAGATGACCTGCTCCTCCAGAATCGCAACCACCTGAGATGAGACATAGAAGTTTCTCATGTTTGTCAGGTGGTGCCTGAGCATCACGCCGTCCTCGTCGATGCTCTCTACTATGCCCGTGAAAAAGTCCGCCATCTGTACGTCCGTGAAGTTCGTCTTGTTCACGGACACAGTCAGAATGGTACAGACTTTGCCGACGAAGCACTCTTGAAGCCTTTTCAGGGTCGTTATTTTCATTTTTTCCTCACTAGAACATTTTTGATTCTGTGTATTTTGGTGTAGGAGCTCGAAAGGGAGTTCCGGAAGTCGTCGCTGTTCACGGGGTGGGCGGATGTCAGCATTTCTTGAGTGCCACCTTGCAGCATTTTCTTCATGAGCCTCGCCTTATGTATCTGGCCCGGGAAGTGAATGAGGAAGTCGCCTTCCTTGTAGCTTTTTGTTTCTGAATTGAAGTGCCGCCTCTCCACGAGCTTTATTTTCTGCTTGTATTTTGGCACGTGGTCGTAGAGGAAGTGGAACGCGCTCTGCTCGAAGTAGTAGCCCCCCTGTGGAGGCGACCCTGTGGCGTCCATGCCGGCCGGGCTGTGGTAGGGTTCGTGAATGAACTTCGTTTGGGCGTAGAGATCCAGGAAGAACTCATATGACCAGCGGCAGTTCCTTATAAGCATTCCGCTGGTCATGATATGGCCCTCGCTCGGCAAGGGACCAGCTATAAGGTTGTATTTATCATCTATAAAAGACTCTATTTTTATCTCATCATTCATGATGAGTATGTCAGTATCAAGATAGAATAACCAGTCAAACCTGTGTAACTCGCAGATGATTCCTTGGACTCTGCTCCAGTTTGACTGCCTATCCTCTGGGACTAGAGGGGCTTGCGAGATGTACTCCACGAATTCGTAGCCATGTTTGGCGCAGTAGGCCCTTTTGATTGGCTCCGAAACTTCGTAAATTCCGTCGTAGAAGGAGTTGTGTACATCGATCATTCCGATTTTCATGGCCACCCCATAAATAATATGGAGGAAATACGATGCAAGACAAATTGAATGAAAAGGCCCCTCCTGGCTGGAGCGGCACGGTGAAGGCCATGAAGAAGCACAAGAACATCGACAACCCCTTCGCCTTGGCCTGGTACATGAAGAAAAAGGGCGACAAGCCCCACTATCAGCCCGAGAAGAAAGGCGAGAAGCCCAAGAGGAAAAAGAAATACGAGAGCGAGGACAAGAAGGACTGCAAAATGGAGTCCTTCGGCGACTATGTTGCCCGTCGCGAACTCAACGAAGGCAAGAAGAAAGAAAAATGGATATCGGACGCAGTCGACGAAAAGCACAAGGGCTTCTGCACACCGATGACGAAGAAGACTTGCACGCCACGCAGAAAGGCGCTGGCCAAGCGCTTCAAGAAGGGTGGCGACCTGTACTCCGGCGACTAACGCCAGATATCGCTGTAGCCGAAGAAGTCGCCAGTCGTGCCGTGCGGCCCTGAATAGTTCAGGTGCCGCACATTCTTCTTCATGTAGTGGTGCAACAGAACGGGGTTATTCTTTACTAGGAATTCGTTCCAGTCGTTGTAGCCTTCGGGGGGGATGACAAACGAGAGCTTGTCCTTGCCTCCCTGCGCCGTTGAGAGGGCAGAAATTACCGAACTCATCTTGGTGGTGCCAGCCCTGCCCGCCTTGTCCCTGTCAAGGCAAAGAACAATTTTGTATGGCGAGAGAAGCAAAGCCTGCTTCTCACTCATGTTCTTGCCGCCGCAGGCTGCACCGCATATTTCGGCCTGAAGAAGGCTTAAGGCGTTGAACTCGCCCTCGCACACGTAGACTGCGCTTCCGGCGTCGGGCCACTCGCCCGACATGAAAACCACGTCCTCTTTGCCCACGCCAATCTCCTTCGGGGGGCCTAGGTATTTGCATTTAGAGTCCCCGAGAGCGCGCCCGTTGTAGTAGACCAATACTCCGGATCGATCGTAGTAGGGTATTACAAGGCGGTTTCTGTACCTGCCATCAACCCCTATGAAAAGCCCCTTGGAGGGTATCTTCCTCCCAGCGAGGTAGTCCTCTGCTCTTCTTCGCCACCAGTCGCCATGAGGCAGACTGTCTATCAGCGCGCATCCCGCAGGGATAGACAGCCCCAACTTTGCAGGCGGTAGATCCTGTACAACAGGCTGCTCTGCCTCGAACATTTTGTCCAGCTGGCGCTCAAGCTCCCTGATGCTTGTCTCGCCCTTGAGCTTTGAAAGCGCGTCGTCCCTGTCGCATCCCTCCACTTGCATGACGAGCTTGACGAGGCTGCCCTTTTTTTGGGTCTTCCAGCACTGATACGATCCGAACTTGTGCTTTCTCTTGCCCCCGCTGGGATTGCACCAAAGGTGGAAGCCGTCGTCGTCGCTCTCGAAGATGCTGTTGATCTTCACCTCCGCACCGGCGACCCTGACGTTATCGTCGCCAAAGGTGCGTTTTGCCCATTTCACGAAATTCTTGAATGGGATAGCCATGTTTTTGCGCACGCCTCGCTTGTGACCTAAATTAACATAAACAAAATCGAGGATTTATGGAACACAAACATTTGATCTGCGAGCACATCAGCGTCTCGCGCAGGCAGACATGGTCCGAGTGCCAGGCCAAGTACAAGTTCCGCTACCACCTGAAGGTCGTCCCAGACGTGCCGCAGCAGCCCTATTTCACCTATGGAAAGGTGGTGCACAAGATAGCCGAAGTCTATGTGCAAGAGAAGGGCGAGAGAGACATCAAGCAGATCGCCTCCGAGGTTCTGAGCGGCAGGATCCAAATAGATCAGGGCGAGGGACGGCCAGAGTTGGAGTCCAGCTACCTCGCCAAGCTGCCCACGCACGTGAGCCACATCAAGACTCTAACTGACAAGATCGGTTTCGACGGGGAGACGGAGTGGCCGTTCCGATATGACATGCAGCCACCCGACAACCACATCATCACCGGCGTCATCGACAGGCTCATCACGCGTGGAGACAAGTACTTCATCCTCGACTACAAGACCACCAAGAAGGGCAAGTGGCGCAAGAACGCGAAGACTATAGGCAGCGACCTACAGCTAAGGTGCTACGCAAGGGTGGTTCAGAAGACTTTCGGCGCAGACCCAGAAAACATCAGGGCGGCGCTTTTCTACCTTGACGGGGCCGAACTCGTGACCACAAGGTTCACCCAGGAGAGCGTGGAGTCGGCAGAGAGAGAACTTCACGAGACACTGAAAGAAATAACTAGCACTTCTCCTGATGATGTGTATGGAAGAGTCAGCGATCAATGCAGGCGATGTGACTATCGAAAGATATGCCCGCATTACAGCCTCACCTAAGGCAGCAGTATGTACTCCGGCCGGAACTCCTCTTTTGAGCCGGCCCAGTCAACTATCTTCAGGATTCTTGCACCGCCGGAAACGTTAGGCTTTTGGGCCAGGAGGAACGCATAGTCCTTCTGCTTTGACCAGAACTTGTGTATCACCGAGGCAGGGGTGAAGAAACCCTTGCCGCTGCCGTCCACATACTGTGTCCCCCAGCAAGTCGCTATGTAGTTGCCCTCGTCGTCCATGAGGCCGCCGCCAGACCTGCCGGGCCTCGGGCTGTTATCGTCCGTCACCAAGTCGTCGTACTCCAGCCCGAGCATCACGATGTCGTAGTGTGCGACCTCCGAGCCTGCGTCACACCCCACGGAGTGCGCGTGCTTGCCCTTCTCGTACTTGTAGTTTGCCGGGGCTAGAGGGAAAACTTCGGGCTTCCAGTCCGGCTTGAAGGTGACGAGCGCCGTGTCCTGCCCTCTTATGAAGCTGTAGAAGGCCACCTCAGCGTCGTACTGCCTCGGCGCGTCAAGCCTCTTGTCGTTGTGATACCAGAAGATCAGCTTGCACTTGATCTTCTTTTTCTTCGCCTCCTCCTGGTCCACTATGCCGCTGGCCCACAGGTGGCCGCAAGTTGCCACATAAGCGATGTTGGTAGCCTCGTCGTGGTGAATTATGGTCCCCGAGCCAGAGCCGTTGCCTACGGCTATTTTGCACGAAGGCGCCAGGAACCTCCGGAACTCTGCTCCCCTCTGCGGGACCGGCTTTCTTCCCTCGTTGCCGAAGACGCCAGCCTCGAGAATCGGCATGTTGTCGAGCGGGGCGACATCTGCGAAGGGCTTTTGGCTTGGCGGAATGTCCTGGGCCGTTGTTGCGCCCCATGAAGCGAAGCACAGAAGAGAGAGAAGAATTTTGCGTATCATTTCGCCACCCCAGAACAAGGTTTATACTTTATATATCGCGAAGAGGAACATATCATGGCCACATTCACAGCATCGCACTATCTGTACATGACGAAGCAGCAGAGGTATGACTTACATTCGGGGAAGGAGGTGCAGATGAATGGCGTCCTCATACCCGTGTGGTTCGAGAAGGGGAACACTTCGGAGCCGGCGAAGGAGGTCTTCTGCGAGTACACGCTGCGAAACACAAGGAAGAAGAGCGGAGTTGAGTTCAACAAGAAGGGCTTCGTGATAGACATGCCCTACTTTGAAATCGCAGGCGGCGAGAACACGGACAGGGAGATACTAAGGGCCGCCCAACAGAGGATAGGCACCTCCGAGTTGCTCCTTGACCTCGACGACGGGGGACTGGAGCACTGCGAGTTCCGCTACTTCCACAAGAAGACGATCGCCGGCAAGAAGCACAACGTAATCCATTTCGTGGAGATCAAGCCCTTGGACGTGCTTGACGACACCATGTCCTAGGCCGATATGTCAGACAGCTGCATGGCCATTCTGAGGTTTATGCTGTCGCCGCTCGTTAGGGTGATAGGTGAACTCAAGACTGCCGTGGAAATTAGGTAACCGGAGTTGTTGCTCTGGTTGGTGAGGAAGAGGTTGTTGACGGGACCGTAGCCCGCACCTGCGCTCGTGAATGTGATTACAGAACCGACTGCCCTGTATATGCCTGCAGTCTGGCTTATGGTAAATCCGCCGTTGGAAGACACGAGCTGTCGCGAGTAACCTCCGCTTGAGGGCTCGTCGACAAGGTCGGCCATGGTGTCGTCGATTGCGACCGTGGGCCTTGCGTCCAGCCCAAAGTAGTAGTTCGCCGGCACGATTGCGCCATCGTTGTCGAAGGCGCAACTTAGCACGAAGAACTCGCCTTGAGTGTGCAGTAAATTGTTTATGTTCCTCTCCGTCCAGATCACCTCGCCTTCGCGAACGTGCTCGACCTCGAGGATTTTCATGATTCCATGCCAGTTTTTCATAAAGCCAACTTCACTTTCTCTCTGGTTTTGCCCAAGTCGTACGAGACCACCAACTCCTCAATCCGGAAGCTCTTCCCGTAGAAGTATCTATTTCTGGCGAACTTTTCTCCGCAGCCCTTGTTGACGTACGCCACAGTTATGTGGGGAATGTACACTGGGAACAGCCTCTCGTGTATGACTGACCTAGAGAGGTAATCGTGCATCAATCTGATGCCGTGACCCAGCACCTCAACGTATACCACATCGAACTTTGCGTTCTGGGTGAAGCAGCGAGTCATGCCTAGGCTGCACGCGCAGCGTCTCGCCATCGAAATGGTTTCGTGCAGTTCCCTTTTGTTGCCGGCTTCGATATTTGGGAGCAAAGAGAGGTGGATGAAACTCTCGCGACCGAAGACCTCTCTGCTGTTTTCGTCCTCGAACAGCAATTGGTCGTCGATGTTGTCCATGCCCCAAGATATTATGTCGTCAGAGAGATCCTCTGGGGGTTCTGCGATAATGTAAGTCTGGTCATCCGAACACATTGTTCAGTTCTTCCCCCTCGTCTTGCGATGTCTTCGGCCTTCCCCGACGACCCCTGATTTCCTCCAGCTTCCTGCGCTCCGTTGCAAGCTCGGCCTCAATCGCCTGCCATGCCGAAACGGGATTCTGGATCATCATGGATTTGGCTTGTCTTCTTTCCTGGAGAGATGTCTCTCGCTTCGTCCTCTTCGCTTCCACGGATGCGACCGACTCGATGGCGCGCGTGATCAGCGACTTGGCCTCGCTTAGGCTGAAGTCGTTGGGTGTCGCTGCGAGAGCCTTGAGCAGCAGGCTTTTCAGTTGTTCGGTGTTTTCTTTCATCGGATTAACCTCCTTATCGACATGATCGGCGTAGCGCGCTCGGTGATCAGGCAATTACCCAAGTCCATCAAATCGGCCTCCTCGAGCCGGAGAGCCCAGAGATCGAATTGTTCGCTGGCTTCGGGCATCTCCCTCTCCAAAAGGGTGTCTTTTTCCAGGTGGGTCTTGATTCCCAGAGCAACATCGAGAGCCTTGCTTTCCATATTCGCACGGTTTTCTCTAGGGAAAACAAGGAACACTTTCGCGTGCATTCTTTTCGCAACCCGATTATTTAATTGGCCCGAACTTTCAAGCATTTTTTCGCCAAGCATCCTGGGGATCACGAAATTCTCCGGAAGCCAATCGCCTAGCACCGGCGACACATCCACCCTCGGGCCTCTGGCGCCATTTGCCTCCATCTCGGCGGCTACAGCCAAGCCATGCTTGAGCGCTTTCTTTTTCAAAAGATCGCAAGCTTGCTCCGTGAGCCTGTCGACATCATCTGGCTCAACCACATGCTGGTCGTAAGCATCGAAGAAGGCCTGATGGCAGACTGCGTAGTGTCGAGAAC